AGTCCTAAAACTGATGACATCCCACTTTTCATCGTCATTGGTCATTGTTATTCCTTAAAAGGGGATGTTGTCATCAACTTCAACAACAGGTGTGACTGTTTTAGTTTGTACTGCGCCACCTGTTTTAGGGGCATATGACAAACTCATATAAGTAACGCCAGCCTTTGATTGTTTAATCCGAGCCCAAACCATATACTTTTGGTTATTGATTTCGGATTCGCCGGAATAGTCAGCGTCTTTTTCTGATGTTTTCTTTAAATTTTTGAACAAAGCACCAGTGTTGTTGTTGTCATATTGTGTCATTGTTTGGTTCCTTTCAACACGTTGACACGTTTAGATACAGTTTCAACCAGTTTATCATATGCTGGGTTGCCTTTGACTAGGCCAAGACTAGCACGGTCTTCGATGGCATCATTCCACCATGCCTTGAGGTCTTCGCTTGTCGTAAAATTATTTACCATGTGCTGGGATGCCTGCAAGTAAGTTTCCACAAGTTCATCGTGATGCAACTGTTTGGTAGTAACCTGCTGGGGGGCGGCATCAACCTCTGGATCATCACCCGTGGCAATCTGGAAAAGCTTGAACAGCAGATATTTGTTCGCGCCTGTCATTGCCTTGTAGACACCCTTGTCGCCAATGCCCTTGGAGTTTTTATCGTTGCCACAGCCCGGCACACGGATCTTCTCAGGCCATACAGCACCTGACTTATGCATCAAGGTATAAGACATGATGATATCAGTATTGCCAGTAACATGGTCGAGGGCACCGCTTTCAAACGATGGGATCAGCATTAGGCCAACCTCAACCATCGCTGGTCGAAGGGCATCAAGCAGTTTCATTTCGGACACATAACGGTACTTATGGAAGTCGTTGGTTGCATCTTTTTGGACGTATGCCACTTTGCCCATAACCTCATGTAGAGCATCGGCAATAATTTGAATGGCCATGAATTGAGCGTCTGGTTTTGGTTCAAGCTTACCCATAATTTACCTCATTTGTAGGGTGGTACCACCGTTTGATAGGGCTGCGCCGGGGACATCCTCATTATTTACAAGGGCATCCTTAATGGCTGTTTTGTTAGGTTCTTTCTTAACACGTACAAACTTATCTGGTATTTGACTTTCGTCAACAATGACCACGGATACGGGCTTTTGAGCAATTGACACGGTCTTCTCAATGCCGACAAATTTTTTCAATTGGGCATCTTCAAGCAAGATCGCAATGCTCTGGCGCAGATTCCGTGCTTTGTATTCGTAACGGCTCTGCCGTTCTTTCAGTTCTTCGCCACGCTTTTGTATGTATTTGACCATATACTCAGCAACGATAACACTGTCGATCAGTTCGTTAACCACGTTGTCAAAATTAACTTCGGCCTCAAGCATGTCTAGACGAAGCTGAGTATCGGTCAGCAACTCGGGGTACAAGTGCAAAAGGTTGTTAACTTCAGCACGGATACGGGCAAAATTTTTCATTGTGGAATCTTCCCGGCTATCCATGTGTTGAAAGCTAATACGATCGGGGTGAGAATGATCAGCCAACAAAAAAGCGTGATCAGATCATCTAATGCTGTTATACCTTCGGCGGTCATTTCGGTGTCTCCTTTGGTTGGAGAGGCAGTTATTGACGCAAAACAAACGATTGGCAAGCAAAAAATGATGATTGAACTTAGTACTCCACTTCCCTTGCTCACGCCGAAGGGGAAAGCTTTCTGCCACTTCTTGATTGATTACGGTTTTGAGCATCATCTGATGTGGGTGTGCTTTCAGGATGACACAGGCGAGTGTTGGACTTGGCCGAACCATCAGATACGAGTGCAGTCGAACCCTACAGGCGAGAGGTATACTACCAATGATCACACTAAGATTGCCTCTGGCCCCAAGCGCGAATCAACTGTGGGAGCAGGGGCGGGGCCGGACATTCAAGAGCAAAAAGTACAAGGACTGGCTCGAAGAGTGCGGGTGGCTTATAAAACAACAAACACGTGACCTGATTAACGGAAACTACATCATCCATATTGTAGCGGTTCGGCCCGACCGCCGCCGCCGGGATTTGGATAACCTACTGAAAGCCACCAGCGACCTGCTGGTAAAAAGCAAAATTGTACCGGATGATTCGTTGTGTAAAGCCCTTGCTGCCGAGTGGGTAGAGGAGGGAGACCCCATGACGGTGTACATTTACGATCACGATGATGAAGAGGCGCAGAACCAATGGGTTATGTTGACGAGCTAAGACTGCATTACAAAGGCATCAGGGGCCGTTTGTACGGCCTGAGCGGTCCTACTGGGTTAAGAGCTCCGCAGCCACCTGAGCGGCCTACAAATGAACCAGAACCTGAAACCGTGTTTGCTATTAACACGCATAGGCATCGTTTTATCAAAATGCTGAAAGAGGTTGCCGCTATGCATGGCATCGACCCGGCGGAAGTGATGGAGCGAAACCGTAGGTATCCTGTGGTCAGGGTGCGGCAAGAGGTGTTTGTTCGGGCTAGGGATGACATGAACATGTCGTTCTCATCGATCGGCAGGATCATGGGCCTCGACCACGCCACGGTCATGCACGGCTATTACAAGCTCAAAAAACAAGGTGCTTTACAAACTGCACAGCCTGCATATTATGAAGGGGCTAGTTGCTCCTAGCATTCCTCCCTAAACTTGGCCCCAGCATTCCACCGTGTGCTGGGGTCTTTTTAAATCAAGTGCCAAACATGAAAAAGCTCAGAGACTATCAATCAGACGCTATTGATCAAATTCGCCAGTCTTTTCGCGATGGCAAAAAGCGTGTTGTCCTGCAAATGCCTACTGGCGGCGGCAAAACGGCTGTGGCAGGTGCAATCATCCGCATGGCCAGAGAAAAGGGCTCACGGGTCTGCTTTGTCGTTCCTGCACTATCCCTGATCACTCAGACAATTAACTCATTCATTGCTGATGGTCTGCCAGATGAGGATATCGGAGTGATACAGGCCATGCACGAGCGTACAGATTGGAGGCGACCAATCCAGATTGCATCAGTTCAGACGCTTAACCGTCGAGAGTTGCCAGATGTGGATTTGTGGGTCATCGACGAGTGCCATGTCGTATTCAAGCTGTACATGACCATGTGCCAAGGTTCGACCCCGATGATCGGCCTATCAGCCACGCCGTGGGCTAGAGGTCTAGGCCGTATATATCAAAAGCTGATCATCGGCACGACAACGCAGGATCTTATTGATAAAGGCCACCTGTCTGGTTTTGTTGCATATGCGCCAGCTCATCCTGATCTGAGCGGTGTTCGATCGATGGCCGGAGATTACCATGAAGGTGATCTGGGCAATGTGATGGACAGCGACGAGCTAATTGCCGATGTGGTGGATACGTGGCTTAAAAAAGGTGAAGGTCGGCCCACATTGTGTTTTTGTGTGAACCGCCTACATGCCAAACACATGTGTGAACAATTTAAACAATCTGGAGTGAGGGCCGAATATGTTGATGCGTTTACAGAAATTGAAGAACGTGACCGAATCAATGCTTATTTTCGCGCTGGCGATCTTGATATTATTTGCAACGTGGGTGTTCTTACTACTGGAGTGGATTTACCGTTCGTTTCTTGCATTATCTTGTGCCGCCCAACTCGGAGCGAAATACTTTACACTCAAATCATCGGAAGAGGACTTAGACGGCATCCCGGTAAAGATGATTGCCTTATCCTTGACCACAGCTCTACTACTTCTCGTCTTGGTTTTGTTACGGACATAGTCAAGGATACTCTTGATCAGGGTGAACGCAATGTACAGAAGGTCGATCGTAAAGAACCCCTTCCAAAAGAGTGCCCCAAGTGTCACTACCTTCGCCCTGCTAAGGTTTCAACGTGTCCTGCGTGTGGCTTTAAAGCTGTGGCGACGAATAATATTGAAACAGAAGAAGGCGAACTACATCAGGTTAAGTCAACCGGGAGAAAGGCAACAAGCACTGAGAAGGCTCAGTTTTTCGCTGAGATCAAATGGTATGCTCTCCAACGTGGATACTCAAAAGGTTGGGCAGCGCATCTTTTTAAGGAACGCTATAAAGTTTGGCCAAACCACTATCAAGATGTACTACCCTGTTTCGCCACGCAAGATACGGTAAACTATATCAAATCAAGGCAGATAGCCTACGCTAAAAGGAAAGCAAAATGAACACGACTGAATTGGCCAGAAACAAGTGGCATGAGATCCTGCCTAGACTAGGGGTCGATAGAAAATATCTTACAAACAAACACGGACCCTGCCCAATGTGTGGCGGAAAAGATCGGTTTCGTTTTACCAATTTGAACGGTGAGGGTTACTTTTTCTGCAATAGCTGCGGCACTGGCAACGGGTTTGAGTTGGTCATGCGGTTGTTTAGCTGGACTTACCCTGACGCCGCTAAGTCAGTAGAGCAGTGTTTAACTGCAAATGATATAAAGCAGAAGGTACAATCCAGAACTGATAGCGACCTTCAATTGATGATTGAACTTTGGAAACGGTCACGGCCCATTGAGGAATCATTGGTGGCTAATAAGTACTTTGAACACCGCAATGTGCCTTATGGCAACCCTTTAGGGGTTATGCGGTTTGTAACAAAGAACGAAACCACCATCATCTTGTGCAAGGTTACCGGGCCTGATGATACGTCCTGTCAGATACACCGTACATATCTTGATAAAGATGGCTGCAAGATCGGCAGGGCATTGATGAAGGGTGCACTACCCAAAGGATCGGGGATACGCCTGTTTACGCCACTTGCAAATGGTTCTATGGGCATAGCCGAGGGCGTAGAGACCGCCATATCAGCATTCCATCAGTTTGGCATACCCACATGGTCTTTGATAAGTGCGCCTAACCTGATCCATTTTAACCCGCCCAGAGGGGTCACAAAACTTACGGTATTTGGGGACAATGATGAAAGCTTTACGGGCCAAGCGGCAGCGTACCAACTTGCAAACCGAATCAAAAAAACGGGTATCGAAGTGGACGTTCTCATCCCCCCTGTGGCAGGAACCGATTGGAACGACTACCCGCTACAAAACTATATTCGTTAACAAAGAGCAGAAGGATCGTTTACTGATGAATATGAACAAAGATCTAACAGCTGATGTTGTTGCCAAGAAATGGTTTTCGTCTGCTTTGAGAATGAAACACCCGTTCAATGTAGGTTACGCTTTACACCGAGACGGTGACCTCAAAGCATGGCTTGATGTAATCTTTGTTAAACAAAATTTTGATGTTTGTGATTACTGCCACATACCACTGGGTTCTGTGAAAGAGGCTAACGAATTATACAAGATCAATGAAAAACCATACTTTGTTGCGTTTTCCTTTGATGATGGCCTTTGGTATGTGAAAATTGATGAGGTCAAACATGAAATAGCAGTGATTGGCGATGATCTCTATTCCATCGTGCCTAATACTGCTCTCAGGCCTTTCAGCGATCGTATCTAATTTCAGGTGGGTCATACCAATTGTGGTCCCAGACATACCACGCATAATTGTGCCGGGGAGATCCTGTAGACCCGGCAACCCACAGCGGCCTACGGTTCAAAACAATTTTGAGTTTGAAAGGCTCGTCAGTAAAAAGATCGGCACGGTTGAAAGCACAATCCCATTCATTCCGCAGTAGCATCGCTACTTTTTCACCGCGTTTGGTG